GATTAATTGCATTTGAATAAAGTGTATCACGCTGTCCAGTGTTTAATGCTACTGACTTAAATTCGCCTTCACTAGTAATATAACCTGAACTTGTAGCATTACTTACACCACCACGTCGTGTTCCTGCTGGTGCAAACCAAGGGAAAGCAACCTGATCGTTTAGTATAATCGTACGTAGTGCCATATGACTTGGTGGAACAACAATGTTGTTTCCTGCGTTATCACTTGTAAAGCCTGAACCATAATACATAGCCATGTACTCGTCGTAGCTAACTGCACCATTATCGTTATCTTCTAGTGCTAGTTTAACGTTAGTTGCCCATTCATTTAATGAAGTTGCATCTGGTGTTAAACGGAATGGTGTATCACCAACAACAAAGCCTGTTAGACGTCTGTCATAGTTTAGTGTGATCATTTCACCAATTAGCTCTGGATAACCAGGAGCAGCTAACAAGTTAAACTGACGACTTTCTTCGTCACGTATATCTTGGTTGCCATTAACAAGTGCTTGTAGTGCTTGTACAACACTCTTACGCTGTGCATGACGTCCGAAGCTACCTGAACCGTCTTCTTGGTTACCTGAATCAGTAACCCAACGATGTGGGTAGTAAGCTGCCATTGAAGCACCTGCATCTACGCCGCCTTGACGAACGTTTTTAGCTGCTGTGTCTACATAAGTGCGCTCAAAACGCTTAACGTTAAATCCACTCTTGCGCAAGTTCCATAACAACATACCTTTTGGATATAGTGCTGGATCTGGAGCATCTGTGTCTACAAAGTCACTTATAAGCAATTCTGCAATAGTTGCACTTGGTGCGTCTGTTGCTGTGCCGCCTGTGTCACCTTGACGTACGTCTGCAAATAGTACACCATTTTCTGTAGTTTGGTCTGCTTTATCAAGTAGTATCCAAGCTGGTGTTGCTAGTGCTGTATTCCATCTGTAAATTGCTGGATAGTTTTCAACGTCTGCTGTACTAACCCAAATATCACCATTTACAAGTGCAGTTAGATCTGACTGTGTAGTTGGTGCTGTTGCTGCAACTTGCGGGCCATCTGGAGATGTTCCGGTGTATGGGCTTGAAGGTGTACTTAAACCAGAAGCTCCTACGTAGTTAAGACCAACAAAGTCATCACCGTTATGTACTAAAATATCAACTTCATCAGTAACACTGTTGTACCATAATTGCTTGCTTGTTGCTAAACTTAATGGAACTGTTCCTGATGCTGTATATACTAGTGGCTTCCAGTTTGAAGCTACTAAACCAGCTGCGCCTGGACCAACATACAAGTTAGCTACTGTTGCTGCTGCAAAACCAAATCCTGCTAGACCACTGTCTGTGTCGACAAACTCAATCTCACCGCCTAGTTTATGCTGAATTACAACTTTGTTAGTTGCATCAACTAATGCTACAACGTTAACTAAGCCTTTAGCATTAATTGCTGCTGCTAGTAATTCTGCATCTGCACTTGAGCCAGCTGTTACAACACTTACTGTTACAGGTGCTGTCATTGCTAGTGTGTTAGCTTTTGATTCTGATACTGTAAATGTATATGTAGCTGCTGCAACGCCTGCTGCACCAATTACTGCGCCAGTTACGCTAGTTGCGCCTGCTGCTGCTCTTGAATAAACTTTGTAGTTTCCAATTGGGTTAGCAAGCTCGTCTACATTAACTTTTGCATAAAGTGCGCCAGCTAGTAAATTTGCACCGTTACCTGTTTTATCAAGTCCATATAGTGCAAGTGCTGGAGTAGTGTAAATTGGAGTAGTTACACTTGACCATAGCTGTGTAGCTGTACTATAAGCTTTAACACTTAGTTTTGCTCCGCCATTTGGAGTAGTTGTTTTAATCCAAACACTTCCTGTTGGTGCTGAACTTGTATCTGCTGTTTTAAATGCAGGAACTGCTGTATGTGCTGCTGCTTCTATTCTAGCCGAACTGTATGTGCCTGCTGTTAGACCTAACGCTGCTAATAATGCTGTGCCAGTTCCGTCTGCTATTGTAATGTTGCCGTCTGCTGTGCCGGCGCCTGCTCCGTCACTATCACTAGTAGCATCTGCATAAAATTCAATAGAACCATCAACTTGTGCTGCTGTAACGCCTGCAATACCTGCTGCGTTAACAATTGCAACGTATTGTGCAATAGTTGTTTCAGCTCCAGTAAATGGAACATCAGTAGTGTTAATAGTAATTGAATGACTACCCGCGCCGTTTGCTGTTAGATCTGGATTTGTTGTTGTCCCGCGTATCGCAGACCAACTTGCTTTCCATGCATTGCTACCTACTTCTACCCAAGTACCTGTATTAGTTACTCGTTGAGCAGTTGTTCCGTAGCCTGCTGTTTTGAAATACAAACGGTTCATTGTGTCGTTAGCGTCTATTGCATAATCGCCAATTGCACCAATTGATGCTTTTGGAGCTCCGCCAGCTACATTACCAACTAAGTCAGTTACTACTGTAAGTACTGTTGGGGCTTTTGCAGTAAATGCTTGTCCGCCTACAACTTGTACACTAGCGCCATTCCATTGTAGGATACCGTAGTTACTAGTTGAAGTATCAAACCAATATGCGCCGTTTAGAGGCTCGCCGCCTGGTGCTGTTGCACTTGCAGTAAGTTCTGATGTGTCTAAATCTGCACGAACAACATATGCACGATTTGAAACGCCTAATGCAGAATAAGCAGTTTGTAAACCGTATTCATTAAGCTCTCCGCCGTGGATCATATTGCCATTGCTGTCACTGTAAAATAATGGATCGCCAAATGTCTCACCAAGCTCTCGCTGACTAGTGATCAAATATGGTTTGCCCGCATTTGCTTTTATTGTACCTGCTGCTGTTCCTGTGCCGCTACTTTTAGTTTTATTACTAGCTGTAGCAACAAAGATCATAGGTACCGTTCCAGCGGCTGCTGGTGTGTAGAAGCTTTCATCAATTACGTTGACTTGTACTCCTGGTGATACTAATGCCATGTTGTTTCTCCTGTTGGATGGTAGTGTTCTCTATACAGTATTTATTACATTCGGAATAAAACACCTATCGAATACCTCCGAAAAAGGTACCAAAAAGGTGAGCTAAATACAATATGAGACCTTTATGCATATGCGGACAACATCCTGCGGCAATAAACTACCGCAAGGATGGCAAAACTTATTATAGAAAGAAGTGTGAACGTTGTTTACGTAATGGAGTGAGTCACGGAGTTCCGTTATGGAAGCAACGTGGATATGAAAAGAAAAGTGGCTGCGAAAAGTGCGGTTTTAAATCAAAGCACACTGAACAGTTTAATGTATTTCATATCGATGGCGATTTAAAAAATTGCCGACATAATAACTTAAAAACAATATGTGCCAACTGTCAGCGTATAACACAAAAAGAAGGGGTACGTTGGAAACAGGGAGATTTAACTCCTGACTTCTAAATGACTCATTAACTGATCTAAGTTAAACTTTAAATCTTCTAATGAGCCATTGTTGTCAATTGTAAAGTCAGACATCCATTGCTCTAAGCTCATTGAGTCGGTAGATTCAGCTTCTAGATGTATACTGCGATCAACCCATATACAGTAATCAAATACACCAGTATTTTGCATTGCAAAGAATTCACGCTTGTTGCGTAGCCCACAATAGATATCGTAAGCTTCAAACATCTCTCTGCCTAGAGTCGCTGCATCAGGAACATTATAATCACAAATAGCATTATACCATTCTGCTCTGTGATTATGCCTGTCAGCATAACACTCTTCCTCATTAGCATATCCATACTTTTCCTTTAGATCATTGTATATAAATTGCAGGCTGCAAAACTTTGAACTACTTTCAAATGTGTATCCGTAATGATCACGTAGTATCTCACATACAGTATCTTTACCATGTCTCCCATGACCTATTACTAATAACTTGGGTTTGATCATCTGAATCTCCTAATGTTTAAATACATTATACATTAAAAATTAAGTGATGTCAACCGTTAATCGTAGTGTCCGCCTAGTACAGCAACAGTTGCTACTTCGTCATTTAAGATTTCTGCTTCTCTTGCTTCGTAAGCTGCATTAAAGCCTTCTTCGTGGAGATAACTTTCGTTGTTGTTCCACAATCGTTTAAAATATGAATGGTAAGTTTTTTCGACGGAGTCGTCGGACCAGGATAGATCGATTAGCTTGCCTTTAATTATCCAATTAAATCGGTTAGCTTCTTTACGTACAAATGGTGAACACATTAGTTTCTCCTTGTTACATACTGTATTTACAATATAACAAGATGTTAGCGTAAACTTTGGTAGTTTTTAGCCGATTGTAAAGCCGTAGCCTACACCGCCCGCAACTGCCATAGACACTTCAACTTCTAGTTTTTCCATTTCGGATTGTGCTTCTGCTTTTAGTGAGTCGCCGTTAAGTGTAGAGCCGCCTTGTGGGCCTGCAATAGTAGCAAACTTTGAACGTGCTTCACCCAGCATATACTTACAACTAGCAAGGGTATAATCTTTAATCCATTGCGTTGCTAGATAATCATTTAACAATTCACTGTCTGGACGATAGTTGTAGCAGTAAAGCAGTATCTCTTCTTCTGCTCTAGGACGTTGTAAGAGAGTAAGTTTTTTACTCGTATTATTCCATTTAAATTCTATAAATGATCCAAACATTCTGCCTACTAGTTCTTGGTGTTGTGCAAACATATCGTATGTTGCTAGTCCGCCTAGCTTTGATCCTGATAACAAATACGTATTTGTGTATGCTGCATTAAACGGTTCAAAATTGCTGCCGCCTGTGCCGCTTCCTGCACGTGAACCAATACTGCTACGGTATGTTTTGCGAACTTCCATTATTTCACTTGGTAATATATAATCGTTTTGATCTACAACAGTAGTTAAAAACATATAGCTTTCTTCTACTGCATGATCACTACGCATTCTATAACGTGTTAACGCTTTATTCAAGCCTGTTTGATAGTGTATAGGATCAAGTTCAACATCAACCATGCCTCCGCCGAGGAATGTGTTAACATAATCGTATACTTCTTGTTTTTGTGTCGCTAATGTCATATGAAGTTCTCCACTAGTATTTATCGTAACGATAAATATGTATAACAATAGGAGAATGGTTATCCCTCGCTTATCACTATACAAACCGGAACGCGGTAATGATTATTATTTCTTGGACAAACAAATCCTAGAAATGTTCACTATCGGCGGTACTGACATTAATATTCACAAGTTCTTAGGTGCAGAAAACCCTGCGGCTGGAACCGGAACGGCTGATCAGCCTACTTACGATGCTGTAAAAGAAACTAACATACAAGACTTACTCTTCTTAGAAAATAGAGATAGAAAGTATGATCCAGACGTATACAGTATGCGTGGCATTTATAATGTTCAAGACATCGACTTTGATTTATCTCAGTTTGGATTATTCCTAAGTAATGATACATTAATGTTAACTATACATATGAATAGTTCAGTTAAAACATTAGGCAGAAAGATTATGAGCGGTGATGTAATTGAGTTGCCGCACCTAAAAGACGAATATGCCCTTAATGATTATAGTGTTGCACTTAAACGCTTTTACGTTGTAGAGGACGTTAATCGTGCAGCAGAAGGATTTAGTCAAACTTGGTTTCCACATTTATATCGCTTAAAATTAAAACAAATATACGATGGGCAAGAATACAGCGAAATATTAGACTTATCTGCAGAAGACGGAACCGATAATACACTACGTGATTTACTGTCAACTTACGAAAAAGAAATGCAAATTTCTAATGCTGTAGTTGCACAAGCAGAATCTGATGCTCCTAAAAGTGGCTATGATATAAGTCATTATTACTCTATTGCTACAAATGCCGACGGCAGTGTTGCATTACAATCTGTAGACGATACAGACATAGATGTAAGCAATCTATTAGGTGTTGACGCGGTTAATGCCAAACCTGATAGAGAAGGTTACTCAGGTTACTTAGTAGGCACTGGAGATGTTGCACCTAATGGTGCGCCTTTTGGCTTTGGCATACAGTTTCCAACTAACAACGAAGACGGCGACTTTTTCTTACGCACAGACTTTTTACCAAATAGAATGTTCCGATATGACGGCGCACGTTGGGTTAAAGTACAAGACGATATTAGAATGTCACTAAGTAATACACTTGAAAGACAAACCCAGAAGTCTAGCTTTATTAACAATACTAAAACTAGTACCATCGATGGCGAAACAGTCACTGAAAGGCAAAGTCTTTCTAAAGCACTTAAACCAAGAGCGGATAATACATAATGCAACATTTTTATGATGGACAAGTAAGAAGATACCTTACGCAGATGATGCGTATTTTAGCAAACTTTCCTGTACAAGACGGAAAAGGTGTGCGGAAAGAAGTGCCTGTTACTTATGGTGATTTAACTCGCCAAGTAGCAAACATTATTAGAGACAACTCAGAAAACAAGTTGCCTAGTGCGCCTCGTATTGCTGTTTACTTAACGGGATTAGAGTTAGACAAGGATCGACTAACTGATTCAACATACACACGTAAAACTAATATTAGAGAACGTGCATATGATACGGATGCAGGAGAGTATTTAAATTCACAAGGCAAGAACTATACAGTTGAACGGTTAATTCCTACTCCGTATATGATGCGATTAAATGCAGACATATGGACATCAAACACTGATCAAAAATTACAATTGTTAGAGCAAATACTTGTATTGTTTAATCCAAGTTTAGAAATGCAAACTACTGATAACTTTATCGACTGGACTAGTATTAGTGTTGTAAATTTAGAAAACGTACAATGGTCAAACAGAAGTGTGCCTGTTGGTATAGATAGTGAAATAGATATTTGTACAATTACTTTTAGTATTCCTATCTATATCAGTCCACCAACTAAAGTGCGCAAAATGGGTGTTATTACTAATATTATTACAAGTATGTTTGACGAAACTTTAGGAACAATCGAAGGCGGTGTAAGCAAGCCTATATTAAATGCATATGATGATATTCCAAGAGCAGGAGTTACACAAAACGAACACGGCAGAGTAGCACAATCTGATACAGCAGCACAAATGGCTAATGTTAATTACGCTACATGGGGTGCATTTGTTGACGGAGATACTGCGCA